GGGAAGTGCTGAGATTTTGCTGTCTGCCATGATTAATCCAATCAGTTAAACATTACTTCAATAAGTGAAGTGAGAGGTGGTGCTTCTGAAAACGTGAGCGTTGTGCTGCTAACCGTATATGTATTTTTGTTTTGGTACACGCCATTGATGTAAACAAATGTGAAGTTTTCGCCCAATGACGCTGCGCTTAATGTAAATACCGTCTGCGATCCCGTACCAGTAAAATTGTCTACTTGGTAACTTGCAGCCCCAATGCCAGAAATATTGTCATAAGTGGCAATCAAAACATCGTTGCTGTCTTTTAATAAAAACTTGTATGGCGGTGGGTTTAACCAAATCTCACCCGTAGCCACACGCCCCGCTGAATTTAAAATGATGGGGTTGGTATGGGCTGTAGCGCCGCTAACACTGGTAAAAGTAGTTGCGGGTGTGGTTGTGCCAGCCGCATAGGTGTAGAGCTTGCCGCCAGATAAAGGAATGCCGCTATTGGTAAAAAACTGGGCCGCAGCACCGCCCACAGGGGAAAGAAAGACGGCCATTTAGGTCACTCCAAAAGAATCAAGCCGCCGTCCTCTTGCACGAGGTTGTCGGAGGACTCGGTAAGAAGATTGCTCTGCGATTGTTCGCTACCGCGCCCACCAAACAGCGAAATAATACCGCTCAAACCAATGGCAACGCTATTGCGAAGGGCTACGCCGTAGCTCATTGCTTGTTAATCGGTTTGGCGTACACATTTCCGCCAGTGGACACTTGGATGGCGCTTACACGCCATACGCCGCTGACAGTGATTGGCACTGCAAAGGGAATAGGTGTAAATGCAGGGATTGGGGTGCTGGAAGTGGTTGCCACAGCACCTTCACCTACTTCTACAAAGCAGGGTTGGTCAGACCAAACCATTACACCTTGAGGACCAGCGTTCCATGTAGAAGTGTTACCTGCCGAGCCTGTAAAAGCCACAGAAAAGGCAGGGAAGTCAGTTTTGCTAAGCGGTTTTAAGAGTTCCATCATATTTCCTTATGCCAAGAATTTGAGTTTGTACAGAGTTCTTAGATAAACTTCAACGATATTATCTATCAATTGCTGAAGCGATGAGTCAGATTTATCACATATATCGTATCGAGCCGCCTCAATTTCCTCAAGCGAGTCTTGCAAAAACTCAATGATGTTGCTTGTCTTTTTGGCCGAGTTCAAGGTAATTGGGCCAATCAAACCGTACCTGCCTTGATAGGCTTCGGCAAAGTCATCAGCCGCACCAACAATGCGTTCATAAAATATATTGAGCGCCACATGCTTGCTGTAGCTGCGGGTGTTCAAATGCACCGAATGGGCAACATCTCGAGCCAAAAACAGCAAGCCTAGAAATTCATTTGCTTTCATTGTGGCATTCCCATAGGTTGTTCAGGTGGCATTTCTTGTGGTGGTGGCATCATCTCCATTGGCATGGATTCCTCACGCATCTCAGGCATCTGGTTCATCATGCTTTGTGACTCCATAGCCGCTGCAACCACACCCATGGCAATGTCTTGAATCTGTTGCTCACTCATGCCAGCCTGCACCGCCGATATACGCTTGGTTTCAGCTTCGTACATCTTAACTTCTGCCTCAAAGTCCTTGCGCTGCTGCTCTTGCATCTCAATGGACTTGCCCACATTCTGAATCATCGTGTGCATCTGCTCCATCTCAGCGCCCATAGCTTCCATCTGCTGCTGCGCTGCCTGCAACGCTGGATTCTCATCAGCCTCCGACAAGAACTTGGGATCAATGGTCTTGGCAAAGCGTTTGCTCATCTCTTGGGCGCCCGGCCAGTCCATGTTTTTCACAAACAGGTCACCGGCCACTTGCCACAATTGAGGATTACCTTGCAACAGTTGTGCCATTGCTTCGAGTGCCTCTTGACGTTTGGTCGCATAGCCAGGGCCGGTGGTCGCTACGACATCGTACTTCCCAACGCCAGGGTTGTAGATTTTCTCAATCACAACGCCGTTTTGGTCCACGATCTTGTTGACCGGCTCGGGCTGGTCAGGATTAATCTTGACCATCTTAGTCTCACCGTCTTCACCAATGATGCGAGCAATGCGCTGAGTGTCGTAAATCTTAGGAATCAAGTCCACTAACTGACGGGCCACATGGCGCACAGCGCGGGTGAGGTTATCCCCATAATGGAAAGTACCTACATCGCCCTCTCGCTGACGCGCAAGAATGGCTTTGCCCGAACGCTCATTGGATGTCATTCCCAAACTGGCGTTGTATTGCCCAGTGGTGGACTTGATGTCTTCCGATGCACCTGCCTTGGCTTGCAACAAGCCGCTAGAAGCCATTGGCGGCTGCGCCCTTTGGGGCAGTGGCAAAACAACCCCTTGACCGTCTGTCACATCAGGATTTACTTCCAAATACGGCCAATTGTTGGTGTTTGCCGTCTTCCACTTGTCCTCATAACCCTCAAACTGCCCACCATAGCCAATAAATGGGGCTTTAGGCGCAAGTGCCAACATCTCAGCCTCTTGGCTTACCCAATAGTTGTACATGCGCTGTGCATCTTTGGCGTTTCTGACCAAACCAGACACGTACAAACGGCCATCTACCTCAAATTCGTTGCCAACAACACGGATCACAGGAATCCACTTGCCTGCCCACTCTTTTTGCTCAAGGATTTCGTACCCGTTGATCTTGCAATACATTACCCGTGGACGCTCAGACTCACGCGACTTGATAGGTTTGCCAAACATGTCCTTGAGCATCCTGTCTTCAGGCGTATTTGCAAAGGCCGATTGATTGCCAGGGTACAAATTCAACGTAGTTGTGTCGTAGTCAATGTAGTAATACCCCGCAATACGCACTGTATCCTCATTCAACCAGTTGCTAATTGACTGATCGCCTACACCAAGTGACTGAAGTGTCGAAATAGGCGCAGCATCAGGATACTGGCGCTCATATTCGGCTTTTGTCAGGTCTTCGGTAATAAAGCAGTACGTTGCATCCGCACCCGTTGGGTCTTGGATCAGCGGGTCCATGTAGACGCTAAACGAATTACGCACACGGCCAATCTTAATGTCCTGATCAAATGTATTGTCATCGCAATACTCAGTCATCAAGGTGATGTACCCCTCACCATAAGACACCTGATTCTCACAAGCCGTGTCATACGCCACATCCGCATCAGAGATGTATTCAATATGCCGAATCATGCCATTAAAAATCTCAGCCACCTGCACATCGGCTTTATCATCCACAGGAATGACCTTGGCCCCTGGCCGGTTCTGCCGCATGTCATTCGTCACTTGACGAACGTGCTGCGGCAGTTTGTTAATTGTGAGTGTTGGGCGTGCATTGATAGTCTGACCCTGCACCGCACCGCGAGTGGCCAATACGTCAGCAGGCCACTGCCAGTGGTTGTCGGGAGATCCGGCATAAAAGCGCAGATCGTCAATCTCATCTTCACGGCTCTCAGCCAGTGCAGAGACTGCCATATCCAACCGCGAGCGAGCCGTGGTCAGAATGTCTGAGTCACTCTTTTTGGGCTTGCCGCCAGCAGCTACATTAGCCGCCGCGATCATTCCGGTTGGATCAGCCATTATTTCTTCTTCTTTTCTGCTTCACGTTTGACTGAATACGCGATGGCCACGGCCTGCTTGACGGGCTTGCCAGCTTTAACTTCAGCTTTTACGTTCTTGCGAAAGGCTTCGGGTGATTTTGATTTAACCAGTGGCATTACTTCGCCTTCTTAGCCGTCTTAGCCGAATCTTTAAAGTCCTTGGCCGTAGGCGCTGCCTTGCTGCCCACCTTATTCATCTTCTCGCCAGAGCCAGCCTTGATACGCTCTTGTTTGGCATTAATGTTGGCATACAAGCCAGGTTTAGTAGATTTCATGATTTAGCACTTCCATCGTTTAAGCGCAGCTTTAGCACGTTCGCCATCTTTGGCATTTGCCGCTACTGCACCCATTCTTGCACAAAATGAATCCTTGCGCCCCTGATCTGCCTTGGTCTTAGGATTAGGCGCTGGCGCTTTCAAATTCGACCCCGTGGCCGCATTGTACTTCTCGCGCCCCTTGGCCGTCAAACCCGCACCCTTGGACACCGGCAACTTCTCGCCGCGCCCGACTGATAAAGATACTGACTTTGCAGTTTGACTCTTCGTTGCCATGTTAACTTCCCATCCAACTGGTTGTTACAGAACCACGGTCGTATGTCCGTAGTGTACGGGTTTTCTCACTGTACTCCCTGTGCGCCACAGGAAATGCAAACGTCACACATATCGCATCCGCAGCATCAGGTGACGCCAACCCCCGTGCTTTCATGTCCTTCTTAGACTCCAAAAATATAGTCCCCTTGGAGTCAGGCTTGATCATAGGCGAAATCAAATCCGTTTTCAAGAACCTGTCCTTTGGAATGCTCGCCGTCCTCAACCAATCCTTCATCTTCCCCCACATCTCAGCCCTCTTGTTCCCATACATAATAGGACTCGCACTCTTGTTCCCAAAGTTGACGCCCTTAATCTTATACCTTTGCTCCTTCAGCCGATCCACAATACCCGCACCCAACCCGCCCTCATCAATCACCACCAACGCAGGCTTCCACTCCTCAATCGCCTCAATAATATGCCCCACCACCGTCATCGTATCATCCCCCCGATGCCGCATAATCTTCACAATGTCCCTCCCTTGACGGATTGCAATCACCGTAGCGTCCGCACCAAACCGCGCAGGGTCCACACCAATAATAATTGGCGCAGTCTCATCCTTGTACTTATCCCTCCCCATCGCCTCGTCCACAATGTCAGCCGGTATAAACTGATCATCCCCCTCTGACGGAAACATCCCATACACCTCCACATGCGCCTGACTACTCTCAGAACCATACTCCTGAATAATCCTTTCATACACCGCCTTGTCCGTTCCCTCCACCGTCCTAGCATCCACCACCCTAGTCGCCCAAAAATCCCTCTTACTGTTAAAACACTCGTAAAAATACCCCGTGTTGCGCCTCGGGTTACTGAACGCCAGCCAAAACCTATTCGGCGTGTTCTCCGTAAAAAATCCACCAGTAACAGACCATATCGGGTCCGCAATACCACTGGCCTCATCAAAGATTACCAACACACCATCATAGTTATGCACCCCCGCATAAGCATCCGGATTCTCTTCACTCCACAACCTACCCTCCACTCCCCAATACCTCGTCCCCTTCTTTAAATCCCCCTCCACCAATTCAGTCAACCATTTAGCAGGCGCTAGTCTCGTTGCACTCACCTCAAACCAATGCGAATTGAGTGACATAGCCAACCACTTGGTTATCTCAGCCCAAGTAATACTCCTCAATTGATTCTCAGAGTTAGCCGAGATAATAGTAGTCGAGCCAATCCTTGTAGTTAACATCCATATAGTTAACCATGAAACTAATGCCGACTTACCAATACCACGACCACTAGATATTGCCTCTTGCAATACCTTGTACATTATTTCTTGGTTAGAAGTTGGGTTAGAAACTGGGTTAGAAGTTGGGTTAGATTTATTATTAGCTAACTCATTGTTGGTTTTAATATGATCAGTAATATCTTGCAATATCTCCCTTTGCCATTTTCTTGGACCAGAGAAATGCTCCAACGGCGTACCCTTAACACCCCATGGAAATACATACCTTACAAACGCCAGTGGATTATCCTTTAACGTTGGACTCCAAAGCCTTGCCATTAATTCCTGCTCATCTTCTGGTTTGTATATTGTTGTTTGCATATTAATATATTTTAAAAAAAAATAAATTGTTTACGGGGTATCCGTCACCGTGGCCCATCAGCCCTTGGCCCTACCCCCCCCCTGCGTTTTCTGCATGTGCAATGCGCGGCACAGCGTCAGTGACATCTAGCAAGCGCGACTGCGCTGCAGCTAGGGCTCCCGTTATGCTTATGCGGTTGTCGGTCACGCTAACGTCGAGCCTGTCGCCATAGACTTTTGGGGCCAGTTTTGACGCGCGCCACCGCATACTATCTAGCACCACGCGCGCCGCGTGGCTATCCATAGTGCCAGCGCTTACAGCCTCTTCCACTTCTTCCATCCGATCAAACAGGGTATCGGCCTGGGCGACTCGCGCGCGCGTGTACTTGATAGCGAAGTCAGCGTCGGAAGCAACCCACCGCAATACTGTAGTGAAATGAGGCATTCCCTCGTCTTTGCAAACTTGACGCAAAGAGCGCCCGGTCTGTATCTCAGCAACAAGCCGTTCCTGAATTTCCGTCACTTCTTCTATTGCATATGCCATTTGTGTTTTCTCCTGGTTGCCTTAAATTTTGCCACAATCCCTAGTTCAACTCAAACCATAGGGTAATCCCTAACACTCTAAATTATGCTCTGCGAACCCGCACAATGCTTGCGTATTTGCGTATCTCTTAAGAGAGATACGCAGGATACGCAGAAAAAGCACTGTTTTGTCACGGTTTGCGTTTTCTGCATACGCAACAAATACGCAAAATACGCAGAAATCCTAAGGGTAAACCCTAACATCAAAAAGATGGTCAATCCAAGGGTAAACACCTAGGAAAACATGCAAATAAACTATTTTGCTGTAACTGAATCTGTTACACTGATGGTCAAGTCAATGCAATAGTGCAATGGCTAACATCAGGAGAAAACATCATGACTAAATCAGAAACACGTGAAATCAGCAAGGCTATTAGCTACACCGCTGCTGGTCTTGGCCCCGATTATTTGGCTCGCGCATTGTCCGCACTGTATCGCGCAGCCCGCAGCGCAAAGAGTCAAAATGAAATTCTGACCATTGCATTGTCTTATGGTGTTGTGTCCAACAACGAATTTATCATTCGCTGACACTCTCACTGTATGCCCATGATGTGGGCATACGGGGAAATTGTCCCGTTAACCTATTGGAGAAAAAATGGAGAATTCAATCACTAGGGCCATCAATCTAGCATGGCCTCGTATTAGCGTCACTAGCAAGCTTGACGGGATCCGATCTTGGAGCCTGCAGGCCATCGATACCTGCCCCGGTTCGATTGAGAGCCCCGGCGTACTAGTAGACGCCTGTAAGGGATGCTATGCGACTACTGGCTTTTATGTGATGGATAGCGTTAAGGCACCACGTGAGCATAATAAGCTTGACTGGCAGCGCATCGACTGGACAGATAACATGGTTCAAGAATTAGAACGTGATGAATATTTTCGCTGGCTTGATTCTGGTGATCTTTACTCTCTCGCACTGGCTGAAAAGGTTTTAGAAGTTATGCAGCGTACGCCTTGGGTTAAACACTGGCTTCCAACCCGTATGTATAAATTCCCTAAATTCCGCATGGTATTTGACGCTATGCGCGCTTTGCCAAATGTATCGGTTCGATTTAGTGCCGATAGCATCGATGGCTCATTTATACCCGGCTTGCATGGTTCTACCATTGGACCGGCTGCCGATACTTTCAGTCAAATTGATGGTGTTTCATTATGCCGTGCATATGAGCATGAGGGCAAATGTTCGGGATGCCGTGCTTGCTGGGATAAATCAATTGAATTGATCTGCTACCCTGCCCATGGCCGGAAAATGATGAAAGTAATTAGCATTAAATCAATCTAAGGGAAAAATTATGATTAAGACAATGACAGCAAAATATCCTGGCCGTTGCAGCCAGTCCGGCGCACGTATAAACCCTGGAGACGTCATCTTATATGACACGGCCACAAAAAGGGCGAGTTTACAACCCGATAGCGACACAATCCAATTTACAACGGTTAGCCCCCGCGTAAGCGATGTTTTTAACTTTAGCGGCCGCGAATTTTACCGCAACAAAAAGGGTCGTTGCGAAGACGCGCCATGTTGTGGGTGTTGCACTATATAAGCGCTTGACTTTATGCGGCCGGTGTGGCCGCATAGGGGCGCGCGCTTGTGCACGCTATATTTCAGGAGAAAACTTTATGAACATAGCATTTAAAATTCAAGATATTCAAAAAGTCACTTATAACGGCCAAAAGATTAAACTGTTCAAAGTTTGGCGCTATTCGGAGATGGCTAAGGGTTATATTTTTGATGGTCAATATAGCGTCCCGCAAAGGACTGCCAACAAAAATATTGCAAGCCTTTATGCAAATGGCGACATTTTCAGAAATTCTCACGCAAAAGGTCATTAATTATGAAATACACTTATTCCCCGTCACGCGAAGCGATTGAAAAACGACGCGCGGCCGCTATGGACTTTTTAGCGGTGCTGGTTATCGCTGCTGGCTTAACCCTGCTGGGTCTGGCTTACTTTGATATTCTCACGTTCTAAAGGACTACCATGCACCCCACAATGGCCCAAGCCCTAAAACCCTTCACGCCACCACCCCCCACGGTTGACGAACTGAAAGCACAAATAAATGATCTAAGGGAGGAAATGGGTTTCTATCTTGAAGCCCTGACTTATATTTACGATGGTATCGAAGATCATTCAATTTGGCACGTTAACCAGGTGCGGGGCGTATGCGCCAGAGTGCTGCCTTGATTGTGCTGCTGGCCCTGCTGCTGGCGGCTTTGCTGGCGGTTCTACTTGACCTCTGACTCACTCAAGCCCCCCAAAAATTCTAAGCCCCAGTAGGGGCTTTTTTTATGATCTGCTCCCTTGCATCCTCAAAACCCCTGCCGACAATTACTTGGTGCCCAATGCTCTCAAGGTAGCTAATCCAGTCCCTTTGTGCTGGCGATACCGTGCCGCCGGTGCTGCGCTTCATCTCAATCCACAATAACCATTCGGGCACGAATAAATCAGGCACCCCTGCACTTACCCCTTCGGCCTTCAATGATGCCCCTGCACTCGCGCTCCTGATGCCCCCATTAGGAATAGCCAGGATACGGGTATCAGGGTACGTTTTGCGAAACCATGACACTAGGCGCACTTGCTCTAAGTGCTCGCTGTTCAAAATGGTACCTCTTGTTCCCATTTGGGACACTCACCTACGGCCCGAGAAAACTCAGGCGGTGGAACCATAAAGAACTCAACACACAGCCCATCCGTGCCATAGTGCTCGCATGTATGACAGCATCTAGGGGGGCCAGTTTTGGCCCACTCGCGGTACAGGGTAACAATCTCGGGTTCAGGGTGTCTCATTAATTCCAACTCCTTTTAAGTACAGTAAAAAACTTTCCACTTTTTTTGTATTCAATGGCGTTTGGCGGCTGGCCTTCGGTTAGCTGCTGCGCCATATCGTGAAGGTCGGTGGCTCTGTAGTCCAGTGCCACTTGTGCTTTGTATGCAATATCAGACAGTAGGCGGCGAGACTTTTCCCCGGCATAACCATCGTGAGTCACTGCCAGATACTCGGTCACTGGTGGGTCACTCAAACCCCCGTAATAACTTAACGCTAACATCTCTTTGCCTGATGCTCTGCTGATGTGCTTGCGCCACGTCCACGCGGTAACGTCTAAATCAATGCCTTCAATTCCCATTATGTCAAGGGTTGAAAGTTTCAAGGCTGGCTTTACTGGCTCGGGAAACTCAACGCCGCAGGCTGGGCAGACCCGTACCGACAGGGCACATATTTCCTGGCAGTGGTTGCAAACCTTAACCGGCGCTTCACCTACCTTGTCGCCCTTTTTGGGTGGTGGCCTGACTGCTGTAATCGGGCCATGCTGCTCAACTACACCAGCAAAATCCAGCACCAAGCAATCGGTTTTGCCCTCGGCAATGCGAAGCCCACGGCCTCCTTGCTGGAGATAAATTCCTGGGCTGCACGTTGGCCTAGCCATTACAAGCAAGTCAATTTCTCCATGGTCAAAGCCAGTGCTTAAACAATTGACATTTGTAACCGCCTTGATTTTTCCTGATTTAAAGTCTGCAATAGCTTTTTCTCGTTCAGTTTTTGGCATGTCACCAGTCACGGCAATGGCGGGTATTCCTTTTTGGTTCAACAAATCGGCAATGTGTTGAGCATGTACCACGCCAGTACAAAAAACCATCCAGCATTTTCTATCTGATGCCTTTTCAATAACTTCATTGACCATTCGCTCGTTGTTGTCCTTGGTGTCAACAACCTTTTGCAGTTCGCTTTCAATGTATTCGCCGCCACGTTTTTTTACCCCATCGGTGCTAATTTTAAATTTTGGCAGTTTGCTGCGAAGTGGTGACAAAAAACCCTTATGCACCAACTCTTCAATGCTGACAGGCTCAATTAATGCATCAAAAATGGCGGGCTTGTCGGTAATGTATCCGTGGCCCATCCTAAAAGGCGAGGCTGTATAACCTATGACGCGCATGTTAGGATTTGTCTCCAGTAGTTTGCTAATAATTTTTCGATAGCTGCCTTCGTCTTTGTGAGAAATGTCGTGGCATTCGTCGCAAATCAGCAAATCTATGTGACCAATTTGATCTAGTGTATTAATAATTGACAATGGCCCCGCAATGGTTATAGGCTCACCTAATTCTTTTCTGCCCACGCTGGCGCTGTAAATTCCAACGGGCGCATTGGGCCAAATTGCCCTCAATTTTGCGTAATTTTGCTCAATCAATTCTTTGCTTCTTGTAAGCATAAGAATTTTTGTTTCCGGCCATTCAGTTACGGCTTGTCTGCACAATTCAGCAATGACTACACTTTTACCGCTACCAGTAGGCAATGACACGCATGGATTTCCTGAGTTTTCCTCCATCCATTCATAAAGCATTGTTAGGCTTCTGGTTTGATATTCTCTAAGTTGCATTTGTGACAAGATTCACCTCTTTTAATTCTATTAACTGTTGATCTGGTTACGCCATAAATTTGAGCAAGTTCAGGCCCACTTTTGGCTGACGTTTTGATTTCATTGGCTTGTTGGTCAGTAATTTTTGCCCTACCATTTTTTTCGCCAACGTAATGGCGTCCTTTTTTTAAAGCATCTTGTGCGTTATCTTTTACTGTCCCGACAAATAGATGCTCTGGATTAACGCATCCGGGGTTATCGCATTTATGGCAAACAACCATTTCATCTGGTATTGGCCCACAATGAAATTCAAAAGAAAATCTGTGTGCTCTAGTGTTTTTTAAATCACCCGGCAAAACCCCATAGCCATCTTTATCTGTATGTGATCGCCATTGCCAGCATCCATTTTCGGTTTTAACAAAACGACTAAAAAATCTTTCTTCAATAGTTCCAGATTGTTTTAGGCGCATGACTCTCATTGCTGTTGAGTTAACCTCAGACTTTAAACAGCCACAAGATTTGCTATGGCCGCAACGAATGGTTGTTCCATACACCACGCGATGAGTTCCGCACTCACACACACAATTCCAAAAATTACCTGATTGTTTAGCGCCATCCGGCTTTTCAGCCTTAGACGTTACAGTCCAACGGTAAAATTTTTGCCCAGTCATATCAATAGATGGCTTGCCCATAATATAAACATCCTTACTTCGTGAGAATGTTTACATTATACATCATCCAGCATGGATAGCCTCCCACTTAAATTTTGCTTGACCTACAACCTCTTGCCATTCACGACCTGGCCTTGTCTGCCATCCAGCGGCACTGTTGCCGGGTAGTTCGGCTATTACTTTCCAGCCAGCACCTTTAAGGCTAGCCCCCGATTCGCTTTGCAAAGTGTAGGTAATGCAGCGATTCCAGCCCAGCGCCTTGGCCGCATTCCAGCAACGGGCGTAAAGAAACGAGCAAGAACCCTTTGGTGCGTCATCCAGCACACAGCAGCGCACCACTTCAACTGTTTGTCCATCATCCATGTGGCGGCTTACAGGTCTGCCAACAATTGCAACGCCTACGCAATTTAGTCCATTTGATACACCAACGGCAAATAATCCGCCGTGAGGCGGCTTATTGTGGCGGTGAAAATTACGGACAAACTCAGCCGCCTCTTTTAATTTCATAGGTATTGCGACAAGTTTCATTTGGTAAAACTCCTAAACACTGGCTGTGCTGGTGGGTTTCCATTACAAGAATGGCGGTTAGCCTCTTGCAATGATTGCCAAGCCCAATTGCACTTAGTGCAAACGTAATAAGGTGGCTCTGAAGATGGTCTTATTTGTTTAATCATCCCACCACCCTCCCATCCCACTCACCCCTGATCTTGTTCACCGCAGGGTGACTGCAAGCCTTGGCATTGGCAAGCAATTCCTTGCTACCGTACACGCCCTCGCCTGGCTCACCATTAGCCAAGCCAAGGCCATTTATCTCATAGACTGCAACCCAGTCGTTTGGCCCTTCCATGAGTTTCCACGGCACTAGATCAGGGTGCAACACATGGGCCTCGCATCCTTCATACTGCGCGTCAGTCGGTACAACAGCATCCCATTTGGTGCAGTGCCACGTTGAATCGGACAATGGCGTAATATGGACGCAGGTGCGGCAGTTGACTTCTTTAGTTGTTTTTGACCCGTGACAAAAGTCATGCGCCGCACACATCTTGCATTCAAACCATGTCGGGTCGGTGCTAATCGGTGGTGGTAGGCGGTCGGTCAGTGCTAGGCGCTGGCCCTTGGCAATGGCCTTCAAAGCATGGTCACGGTCGTACTCCAAACGCTCGGTGTAAATGCGGTCATCGTCTTTGCAAACTGCGATATACAAGGCCCGTTTCAGGTCGGTGCCGTGCATGTACACTTGGCATTGTGTAAAGTGCATGGGCTTACTCTTTGCCACGCCATTTTTCTCTAAGTCGTTGAATGACTTTAGGCTGTGCGTCTTAAATTCCAGCACGTGTTCAGTCTTGATTGCCCCAGGCACACCCTTACCAATACCGTCCAGACTGCCTGATACATGGCTTCCAAAATCAACCTTGCGTTGGGTGCCCGTCACGCTCATGCCAATGGCCCGAAGGTCGCTGACAATGGTGGCCTCCTCGTTCTGACCACGCCTAAACAGTCTCAGGATGCGGCCCTTGAACTTTTCCTGTACCGCCCAACGAAAGGACAACCACATCCAGCGTTCACAGTGGTGGCCTAAAGTGCTGGCCCCCATGTGGGCGCGTGGCTGCTCTAGCCGTGCTTCATGGGCTTTGTCAATTAAACTGGTAATTGTTACTTCTGGCTCTGGTATCATCATGTTTGTTCTCCTGTAAAGTAGTTGACCCCGCCGTTACAAGCGGGGTCTTTTTTTGCTTACTTCTTAGCCCACGGTGGTGCAGCCTTGATAGGCGCAGCCGAAGGCGCAGCCTTGGAAAACGGCACACTTGAAGCAACAGATGGTGCAGACCCACCCAAAGCCCGAAACCCCTTCACTTCGTTGCCTGCATACTCACCAGTCTTGACAGTCAACTTGATGCCAAGGTTGCCGCCGATCAGTTGGTCGGTGTCGGATACCTTACCCAAGCCAATGGCTCGCATGATCTCGCCGAGCTGCTGGCGTCCAATCTCCTCGGCCTTGGTGCTGGCGTTCTTAATGTTCAAGTTACCAAAAATGACACGCCCTTGGTGGCTTGGGCCAGTAATGGTGTACTTGCAAGCAATAAATTTGCCGTCACCCGACTTAGTGGCTTTGATCTCAGCGCCGGTAATAGTGGCGTTGTACCAACCCTCTGGCAGTGGTTCAAAGTTGTTTGTACCAACGGGCAACGAGTCAACGCTAAATTCTTCGTCTAAAAAAGCCATGATTATTCCTTAGTGATTGTAAAAGTTGGGCGTCCAGGTGTGGACGTAATTGCACCAAGCAAAGGTCCGGTCACGACACTAGATGCCGCACCCCAAGCCTTTGCATTGATTTCGGGTTTCCAGCGAAAAAGGCTGGACAGATGTTCGGACAAACCAGCTTCAGCGGCCAACACTTGCAACTTGTCGGCGTCAATCTTTTGATTAATACGGCCTTCAATCTTGACAGTAAAACCCTCAAGTTCTTTTTTGATGGTGCCGTCCAAATTTTTAGGCAAAGCAAACTGCAAAGCCATTTGGTCTTCCAACTCGCGGCGATCAGCAACCGCTTTAGTTTCAACTTTTTTGGCATCAAGCCAGCGTTGATATAGGCTCATGCTGTGTACTCCAGTGCAGTCAATTTACTAATGCGTTCGTTAATCTCGGTAACTGACTTTTGGTAGTCAGCCATTGTTTTGATTTTCTTTGCCTCTAAAGCAGCGATTTGCTGTACCCGAGGGTCAAAGTCTTCTGGAATTTCAATTTCAATCTCTTGCGAACACACATAAGTCTGGTGTTCGGCTTCCTCTATCTTTACGTAAAGAACAAGGTATTCGCCTTTTGGTTCCCATGAATACTTAGAAAAGTAAATATGGATTTTTGTTTTGATTTTCATTTTGTCCTCGCTTTCATCATGGCATCAGCCAATTTATAAGAATGTTCAGCGGCAAACTGGCGAAGCAGATCGTGATCGTCAACTACGCCTTCGTCGTCTAGCTTAGTAAGAAACCAAGTCACTGACTTGGCTGCAAAGTAGTCGCGCAGGGTCATGCCGTAATTAACATCATCTGGAAAGGCTTGTTGTTCGATGTTCATGCTACACCCCCAATCTTTGCAATAATCTCGCCCAAGTCTGGCGCTTCCCAAGCACCCAACTTGCCTGACCTATCCTTGGCAAGCCACAGACCGTCCGAGTCGCACATCAAAGCACGTTGGGTATTTCCCTCGGCATCCTTTTCAACCCGCAGCGCCAGCACTTCGTCAAAGAAGTAAGGCAAGGCTTGGCCGGTCTTGTTGCCAGGCATAGATGGGCTATACAGCACTCGCCCCATTTCGTCTTGAGTCTTTTCCAACTTGGCGGTCATCAAAACATGGCGGTTGGGCAGGTCACGGAAGGCCCGAATGATGTCGGCCATCTGCTCTTGCATAGCACCATAAGCAGCGCGTGGGTCTTTGTTGACCTTTTTCTCATGGTTCAGGCAAACTTCAGCAATCTCTGAAATGCTGTCCAATGCAACCGACTTGTAATCAGACTCCAACACCCAAGAGTAGGCTTCCCGCAGGTCGTCCATACTGGTGATTTCCAGATACGGCAGGTCGGCGTCTTGGATAGACAGCAAACCACCTTCAGCAGACAATACAACGGGGCTTGGCAACGTCTTGATTAGACTTGTCTTACCCGCACCAGCCTGCCCGTAGACAAGCAATTTAACACCGTTGGCACTCAAGCCGCCGGTACGTTTTAACGATATAGCCATGTGGCTTTCTCCTTCTCTGTTTGCGCTTCCGTCTGGACTCAGTTCGAAGCGTGATTGCATCTTAGCACAGGTTCGTGATACAGTGTCAACAACTTTTTAACAACAAGTGAAAAATAAATGTCAGACCTCTCAAGCATCCTCGGTGGCCCTTGGTCGCCACCAGAACAACAAGCCCCCGCCGCACCCGACATACAGCTAAAAGACGCCATGCTTGGCGCAGGCTTAAAGCCACCGGAAACACTGCACTTGGACGGTAAAGTCCACCGATTTAACAGTGGCACCAAGGGCGAGAAAGGCCACGACAAGCCGGGTTGGTACATCATTTTTAACGATGGCATACCCGCAGGGCGCTTTGGTTGCTGGCGTTCTGGCGTTGAGCTAACTTGGAAGGCAGACATAGGCCGCAGCCTGACGGTGGCCGAGGAAATGGCACAGTCGCGCAGGCTATCTGAAGCCAAGGCACAGCGCGATGTGGAGCAAGCCAAAACCCGCGAAGTGGCCGCCAACACCGTGGATTTAATCTGGTCGCAGGCAGGGGCCGCAAGCCCTGAACATCCCTACTTACAGCGCAAAGGCATACAGCCCAATGGCGCACGGATTACAGGTGATGGGCGCTTGATGGTGCCTCTGTATAACTCAGACGGCGAACTCTCTAGCATCCAATACATTGACCACCAAGGCGGCAAACTGTATCACCCAGGTGGGCAAACAGGTTCAATGTTTTGGCTTGTGGGAAGCACTGATGATGTTGACACCCTCTACATTGCCGAAGGCTTTGCAACAGCGGCAACTATCTCCGAGGTGACAGGCAAGCCATGCGCTGTTGCGTATAGCGCCAGCAACTTGGTGCCTGTGACGGGCATTCTCAAAACTGCACATCCGACATTAGACATTTGCATTGTTGCCGACAATGATGCAAGCGGCGTAGGCCAGCGTTATGCCGAGCAAGCTAGTGCTAAATTTGGGGTACGCATGACCATGCCGCCAATTGAAGGTGACGCCAATGATTACGTTCAAACAGGGCATGACTTGGCACTGCTTTTAAAGCCCCAAATAGCAACGGACTACCTAATCCATGCCGATGGCTTTTCAGAGCAGCCTGCGCCTATTTCGTGGCTTGTGAAGCACTGGATACAAGACCAAGCTTTGGTCATGGTGCATGGGCCTAGTGGCGGCGGCAAGACCTTTGTGACCCTTGATTGGATGCTGCACATTGCCAGTGGAAAAGCAAGCTGGTTCGGCCATAAGGTTAGGGCTGGAAACATGGTGTATTTAGCTGGTGAAGGACACCACGGCTTGCGAAGTAGGATTGCAGCTTGGAAGCACCATAACAATGTCACTAGCCTCAATATGTGGGTTAGCAAGTCAGGCGTAGACCTTAACACCGCCGAAGGGTATTTGAAGGTGCTGGAAGCAGTCAGGGCGCTCAAGATCAAGCCAAGCGTTATTACCGTGGACACCCTGCACCGATTTATGGCCGGTGACGAGAACTCAGCCCAAGACGCCAAAACCATGCTAGATGCTTGCGCTGCGCTCATGCAAGAGTTTGATTGCACCGTTATTCTGGTTCACCACACGGGCGTATCAGACGAAGCTCAACACCGCGCCCGAGGCTCTAGCGCATGGCGTGGTGCATTAGATATTGAGATCAGCGTGGTGCCAAGTAAGCCAGGCAAGCCAATGGAAATTATCCAGCGCAAGTCCAAAGATGCTGAGATGGCGCATACCGTTTATGTTGAACTGGAATCGGTAGCGATACCCAACTGGTTTGACGAGGACGGAGAGCAGGTCACCAGCGCAGTGGTGGTCAAAGGCGAAGCACCAGAAAGCGCAAAGAAAACAAATGCAGGTTTTGTATCGTTTGAGAAAGCATGGTGGACATCAGGCGCAGAAGATCGAGGCGGCGCACCGTACCTCACCAGATCGGCCTTGGTTGACTATGGCAAAGAGAATGGATTGGAGGGAACCAAACAAAAACGCATTACTGATGCCATCAAACCAGACTTAATTAGTGGCTCATTCATTGCGCCGTTGATCGAAGCTAAGTTAATTGAACCCCATGAAAACGGATGGCTTGTCATTGACCCTGGCACGGCATCAGGAATGATGTTGAAGAAATAATTTATTTGTGATAAACTTTCCAACATGAACAAAAAACTTACTCAACTCAAAGCCAAGCTAAGAGCCGCGCAAGCGGAACTTGCTATTCGAACCCGTACAAACAACAGTGCGTCACGGGCCTACAACAAAGTTACGGCACACATTGCCGAATTGGAGAAACGCATTGCTGACATGGAGAAAATTTCAGAGTGAATTACCGAACTACACCGAAGCCGATTTATTGGTTTTGTTGCACGAGGAGCGCAGCCAACATAAACGTGTGTCTATGCTTGAACGCATACACCAACGTTACAACACTTTGCGCGTTGCCCGTGAGCGCGTAGAACTTTTAAAGATTGGGAAAAGACCGTGAAATCTTCACAAGAAATGTATGACGAAGGGTATGCCATACCTCAGTACGACATTTCAACTGTAAAACGAACGTGGCGTTACAAGGACAAAATTTTTACCACGCCGTATGACGCACCCGTTGAAAAAATAATGTGGAACGGGCACTTAATGGAATTTTTGAAAATGGAGAAGACTGATGAACGCAGTACCCGCTAAATACTTTGCATTCCCACCCTACCGAGCCGAAGACCTTGGCGGCAAGATGGGTTGGTGGGGCGTAATGAACCGTAATGGCGTTAATTGCTTGACGTTTCCCGATAAGCCAGGGGCAGTGGTGACAAGTGAGGAATGGGCAAAACAGATTGCAACTGAGTGGAATGACGCATATAAAGAATGAACAATTTTTAAACATGGGAGCAAAGAAATTTAGCAAAGTTTGCCGCAGAAGCAAACAAGAAAGTGTTAGAGCAACAAGAAGAAATCAAGGCGCTGCGTGAAGATTTGCGCGTTGCACTTGACGCATATCGACAACTACTCACAAAGGAAGCAACCAAATGAACATAACTCGATTAACCCAAGCACGTAGCATCCGACTGCTTGGCAGCCGGTGGCTGTTGGCTACACCAAGGGGGCGCTTATGACCGGCTGGCGTAAACGAACAATCGAGATGGCGCGTGAGGCTGGAATCTGTACATGGTTAAAACCTCCGTCAGATGTAGTAGAAAGAATTGAACGCTTTGCCGCGCTAGTCCGTGCTGATGAGCGTGAAATGTGCGCGAAGGTGTGTGACGTCATTTACTGTGATTACTGCGCTGACGCCATCCGAGCAGGGAGACAAGCATGAAAGAAGCATTGAAGCTGGCGTTGGAGGCGTTGGAGAATGTGACAAAAGATTATGTAGAAGGCAGACAGTACAAACATAACAAAGCCATCGCCGCAATCAAAGAAGCCTTGGCACAGCCAGAGCAGGAGCCTGTGGCGTGCAAGCATGAGTGGTTCCGCACTGGTGCAATGGAGCAAACGGAATTCCGATGTATTAAATGCGGGGTTTGGAATAACACCACCCCACTACAGCGCACATGGGTAGGGCTGACGGAGGAAGAACGCTTGTTTTTGCATGGCCGTGATTCTGAACTTGACGATTTTATTAGCGTCATTGAAGCCAAGTTAAGGAGTAAGAACAATGCCACTTAAACCACACCCTACCGATAAAGACAAGCTGGTCTACGTCAGCCGTCAGTATGAAATACCACAATCTTACCGCTACGTTAAGACTGTTCACGAATGCAAGCCAGTGTATGTAGCGCAGCAAGACGAAGACGACGACACCCAAGGGTTTATGCCTGATTGGGCAAACTTTGAAGAAGGCCGCAAGGTCGGAAGGGCTGAAGCCTTTGAACAGATTGCTGAAAAGGTCAAAGAGATGCCGTGGGAAAACGACACGAAAGACAGTTTCCTGATTTGGTTGAAGGAGCAGAGATGAGCAAATACTTAACGCCGTGGTTTCCGGTGCACATTACGCCCGTGCATATTGGGGTGTACGAGACAGAAATGGAGGGAGTCAAATGGAGCAAGGGATTCAGTTTTTGGAACGGCAAGCGGTGGGGTGATACACAATTTTTACCAGGATTGGCGCTAGATACTGTAGGCTTACAGAATAAAAAATGGCGCGGTCTTAAGGAGAGGAGCGCACATGATACGCACTGAAGAAGACGACGAGTTTGCTCGCATTGAGATGGAGCAACGAATTCGTTCTAAACAAAAAGAAATATTTGGCATCCCGTTTGTCACTCAAGATGAACTGCAAGAACTTTTAAAAGACGAAGATGAAGTCCAGACACCACGCGATACGTGACCTGCTACTGGCGTCCGAAGATGGTCTGACAGTTAATGAGATTGCAGATCACTTTGGCGCAACTTCTGACACTATCTGTAAGACGCTAAAAACCGTTTGCGGCGTGTATGTAGACCGTTGGACGGGGCCAACCCGAGGCCAGTATGCTGCGGTATATGTGTGTGTGGAAACGCCTGAAAACGCTCCACATCCTTAGACGTAAAGCCGAGTGCCTGCTTTGTCAATTATTAGCTTACTCTTGCGTGGCACAGCACCGGCCACGTTGGGTATGCTGATGTGAGTCCAACGGTCAAACTCGCGTATCACTTGGTCAAATGGCAGATTGGCGGCAATAATGGCTTTGACAACCTCATCTGGCGTCATGCTGGGAACCCGAAAGTCAGCAGCGCAGCCGATACGATGCTGACTAGAATCTTTGCTGCCCACAGCATCATTGACTTGCTTTGATCGGAAAGCCGAATTGACCATGATGGGCTTGCCTCCAAGTACTGTTTTGACTTGCTCAAGAAATTCTGCAAGACGTTTGAGGTTTGCAAGTTCTGCTTCATTTGGGATATTGTCAAATTCACGATGGTCGGTGTGCGTAAGTTCTGCAAGGGTGAAGTGAGGTGTCATTTTGCTGCCCTAGAAAGCAGATCGGTTTTGGCTTGCGAGCCTGCCGATGAGCCAAAGTAATAGGCAATGATGCCCGTCCAAGCCGTACCAAGTGACCCAAGCATCATCAGAATAGCGGGGTTGCTGCTGTCGATCTGATTGAAGAACATCATGACCATAATGCCAAAGAAGCCGATGGTCACAGCGCCAGCCAGCAATGGCGGCATCATTGAACGGGTAGTGGCCTGCATATCCCGTGCTGATTTGCGATCTTCGACTTCCAACTTCTCAAAGTTCAGGCCAAGTTCCTGCGCTTGTTTTTGCAGTTCAATCTCGGCCAGCTTGACTTGGGCGATCTGCTCGGCTGACAGCTTGTTGTTGGCGATCAGGTCACCCACCTTTGCCTCATCCACACCAATGGCCTTAGAGATTGCCGACACCGCCATGCCAGCCAAAGGGCCACCAAGTGCGGTAGCAATGGTAGGTGCAATTTGTTTAAGCCAGTCCATAATTACCCTTTCAATTCAAAACTTAGGTTTGGGTGGCGGGGATATTGAACCACACGTTCACCCTCTGGACATTTGTATTTAATGGTTGCCAGCAGTGTGGCTGTGCCGGGTGCAATCTTTTCTTTTTGCACCATAGTCAATTGATAGGTAAACGTGTCAATAGTTGGCCCTGCTGGGCCGCTGAACTTGCTTGCGGTTGTGGTTGCTTCATGCACCATGCCAGCCGCATCACGGATGCTTGGCGTAAAACTTTCAACAGAGCAATCGTCCCGTTTTTTTATCCGTGCAACTGTGACAATGATGGGCTGTCCAACTTCTGCCGTAATCTTAAAATTCTCTGGCGACCATTCCAAAATAGCTTTGTCAAACCAACCAAACTTATCGGCAAGCGTGTAGCTGCCACCTAATGCGGCGATACTAGCGGCAACGGCTCCGATGGCTTTGGTCAGGTCAATCATTTGTCCACCTTTGAGTCCAGCTTATCAAAAATCTTGCCAAGCATTTCTTTGATGTCGTCAATGTCTCGGCGGTAATCGTCTTTGGATACGTAATTGGTAGGCATGGCTCTGACATCCGTATCAAGGCGCTCAATGGTTCTGGTAATGTTGTTCAGCACCCAGCCGCCAAGGAAAGCAATCAGGCCAAGGGCAACGTTGATGATTTGTTGAGTATCCATTATTTTGCTAAAGCGTTTTGGTTTTCTGATGCGGGCATTTGTGCGGCAGCGGCGGCAGCGCGGGGTGCAATTTGCCTTGCCAATTGATTTGTTGCTTGTTGTTCAACCTGTCGCGCCATTGCTTTTTGGATAGATTCTGCTGTAACCGCTGGGCTTAACATTTCACGCGCCAACTCCATAGCCAACTTATCGTCCACAACACCCAGCAGTCGTTTAACCACTGCGTTATAAATGGTGATGGGCATGGACAGAATAGATGGCGCAGGCACCACGCCGGTTTCCTTACCGGCTTGAGTTGCTAACCGGCTTACGTCTTTGCTGCTTTTTCTGCCTGCGGATGCCAAGCGCTCAAACTCAGCTTCACGGGCTAAATCGTCACGCACAGAATTGATTGCGGTCAATTGACGGTTGTCTAACCCTTTTGTCAATTCGCCAATCCGCGCTTCTACGGCCAAAGCGTTAGATCCGGGAGGCAAAGCGGGGGCCAACTTGTTGCCGCTTGCCTTTGCCATGTCTTCAACACGCGCCAAACGCTGCGCGTCTTTGTCAATAACATCAAAACGCTGGCGCAAGTTCATCCCTGCGTTGTCATAGATGTCAATCGTGCGCCCGTAATCCCGCATAAAGTTAGCGTGAGACGTGCCGCCTTGTGCAACTTTTTTGCGATAAACGTCTTCAATACCTGCCCGCGCAATTTTTAACGCATCTGGATTGTTGCCAAACAACTGGGTAAATTGCCGCGCTTCCGACTCACCGTTAGGCGTGAAGTAGCGGTTTATAACATCTTCAGGCCGAATTTTGCCTTCGCTCAAACTGGTGCGCTTAAACAAGTTGGCGTTGACGCCTTCTTTAAACCGAGGCGCATACTCAGTGCGATATTTAGATACGGCGTTGGCGTACAACGTTTTAGCATCGTCGGTCAAGGCGGTGCTTTTGCCAATTGCGTCATCAATTGCAGTGTGTAACTGCCGTAAATTTTTTAGTGTTGTAGCCGCCATTGGCGCGTTGCTAGTTGAGGCCGCAGCAATGTCGGCGTTAATGGCTTTGCGAACATCATCAAGTTGCAAAAGAGTTGCTTCAGGCGTTGCTGGTGGCGGTGTAGGTTGCTTTGCTGTTTTAAAACCTGCTTTACCAACAGTTACTGCTTCTGCTTCAGGCACAGTCGGTATAAAGCCGCGCAACTTGCGTACTGTATCGGGCGCAGTTTCAGTGGCAAAACTTGATAGCTTGCGGTCCAGAATACGTTCGGCGTCAGCAATAACATTTGAAATGTCAATTTTGGCATCGCCGGCAGCGTCAAACGCAGCTTTATATGCAGGCTGAGTCACGTTAGCTTTGACAGATTGTCTTTCAGCGTTGGCAGCGACAGATAAGGCATTGCCTACTTCAGACGGGCTGACATCAACCAAATTACGGTCAATCTTTGCTTGCAGTTTGCCCGCAACATTTTGAAACCGTTGTTGAGCACGTGTTTCTTGTGCTAGTCTGGCTTGGTTTGTTTGCGCGGCTGCGCCAGCGTATTCAGTAGCCACGCCAGGTAACTCGGACAACTCTTGTTGCAACGCAGAAAATTTAGCCCCACCAACAGGTGCGGCCACTTGGCCCGCAGTTGGCGCAGAACCAGGAACAATTACAGCCCCTTTGTTGCGTAAGGCGTTGACAATATCTTGACCTTTACCTTCAACAGCGTCTAAATACGTGGCCGATTTAAGGTCTGTAATTTTGCGCCCATAATTTACCGCCTTACTAATTAACGGTGCAATTACAGTAGGCACCGCAGCGCCTATGGCCGCGCCCATTTCGGTGTCTTCTGGGTTAACCGCAGCAGCAGACGCACCGCCCACCACAGCGCCGCCTACGCCTTTTGTTGCTACGTTTACTACGCCTGGTTTAAGGCCAGTTTGAAACCCCGCGCTCTCAATAGTTGTGGCCAACGGCGTCAAAAATTTGGCCAGCGATGGGGCCATTTGAGCCGCTTTTTTTATCGGCGCAGCGATTGCGCCGCCCACAGGCAGCGTACCTACTATTTGACCGCCTACTCGCCCAACTTCTGCACCAGCTACGCCACCGTACTGTTGTTCAAACTCAGATTTTTGACGTGCGGATTCTTCTCTGGCACCTTTAATGCCCAACGCTTCCGTGGCCGCAATGTACGCCGTATCCGTAATATCCTGCAAGCCTCTGTATGCGCCCACAACAGGCGAATACAGCGCTTTAAGCGCGGGGTTTGATAGCGCAACAGAGTAAGGCGTTGCACCCCTACGAGGTGCGGGAATTTCAGATGGCGCGGCAGCAGGCGCTGCACCGTTGTCAGTCAGCCATTTGTCGCCAACAAGATAGGCTTTTACGCCCTGCTTATTGGTGGCCGATTGCAAAATGGGTTGCCATTGGTCACCGACCAAAGCAACACGTTCGCCCGTGGTAGGGTTTGTCGCAGTTTGCAAAGGCATCTTGCGTCCTTACTGTTGATCTGGGGTAAAGCCTGCGGGCGGTGCAATGCGAGGGGCTGCGGCAGCAGGACTTGCGTTGCGGCTCGTCTTGTAATCGTAAGTCATGTCGTATGCTTCACGCACACGTTGTTTGGCTGCTCGGGCTACGTTGGCTGCGGATTCTAAAGCTGTTTTTAAATCTGCCGTGTCTTGTGATCGTCCAATTGCCGCAAACGCATCGCGTAAATATTGATTTTCTTGGTTGGATACGTTGCCCAACGCGCCGCCAGTTGGAGAAGCCGCGCGCATAGATTGCAATTCTGAAAAACCACCACGCGCTAAAATGCTTTTATACTTTTCTAAAGCTACACGTGCATTTTTAGTAATCGCTGGGGTATTACCATAAATAAGACCGGAAATTCCAGATAAACCTGGGTGTTTTGCCAATTCGTCCAAATCAGCAGCTAACCTATCTGAACTAGACTCAATTGTTTTAACCGCCAAAGTTGCCGCTGGATACTTGGCTTCACGAGTTTGAATCTCTTTGGGGTTTAAACCTTCTAGTGCCGTTGCGGGCGTCATACGCCCTTGCAAGGCTTGTTCACGGCTTGCAAAAACTATTTTTCCAGTAACTGGATCAACCACTTTTTCAAGCGGTTGTTCTGCGCGAGGCTGTGGTGGTGGTGCTGGCGGACGACTTGCTAACGCCATACGAATGCGTTGCGCTTCTACTTCTGGATTAAGCAAAAGATCTGGACGTTCTGCACGTTTTGCGTCTTGGTACGCTTTAAAACCTGCTTGCGTTAATGGGTAACCTAACTGTTGCATCATTACGGCATCTGGCGGTTCGTTCTGCCCCCGCTTTGAGAACAACTCAAGTTGATCTTGCAAAATACGCGCTTCGGACATTGCTTGTGAAGCCATGCGTGGATTAGCACGGGCAAAGTCTAGCAACTGTCTTATTCGTTGTTGAGTCGGTGCAATTTGATCTGCGTTAGATTGTGGTGCCAAAGCATTAACTGGCATAGCGGCAGGTGTGGGCGCAGCCAAAGCATTTACTGGCGCAAGCTGCTCAGGGACTTTAAACACCTCTACGCCAAAGGCGGCGTTGGGTTCATTAACGCGATTAGAACTAACTGCTGGCGCAGGAGCGCCGGTAGGCATAGCGCCGCCGCCACCTAACTTTGCATACGCATCTAAATCTTTGAGTTTTTGCTTACCTTCCAAAGCCATTTGGACATATTGAGGTTTTCCTGTTTTAGCAATTTCATCAAAAAACGCATTAAGGTCACCGTCATGACCCAAACTTTTAAGTTGCGTTTGAAGTTGCATTGCTTCCTCACGGTCGCGCTTAAGCTCCTCAAGTTTAAACCGGCTAGTGTCTTGCGCGATTTGATTGGTTTCTTGCGCCATTCGTTGCTCTTGGCCTTGCTCATAGCCTTGCATAAAGCCACGTGGTCCGGGCCGCGCTAGGGCATTAAAATTTAATTCAGCCATGTTTGTTCCTTAAGGTGCAAAACCAGTTGGACCTTCGCCAGCATAACCTGATCCGTACCCGCCGCCAAAAGACATGGGGCTTGTAGACATGGGGTTTCCTCCACCACCCGACAAATACTTGCCAAAGGCACTGCCAATGTCTCCGTATGTAGATTCGCGGCTTCGTTGGCCTGAAATTAAAGCGTTGCCAGTGTTTACGCCTTGCTGATACATTTGTGGCCCTGCACCGGCAGCGTAGTTTTGCCCACCAGCAGACATTGACCCCGCCGCTGTTGGAGCAAACCCAACAACGCCAGCAAGTGCATTACGGCGCAATCCTTGGGTGTCTCTAAAACGGTTGTATGCGTTTGAGTATTCTTGCGAACCCATTTCTTGACCAAATCGAGTAGCAGCTTTAAGAGCGCCACCAGAAATCAAACCACCACGTGCGGCGGCTTGACGATCAAGCCCTTTTTGACCTTCCGACAAACGGAATGCGTAACCTGGGTCGGTAGTAAAGTCGCCCATATTAAAACCGCGCACCAATTCACCGCCCTGCCCAATACCTTGAAGATACCCCGGCAAAGCGTTAACGCCAGCTTCGTAGAAAGGTTTTTGACGGGCAACACCTTCTTCATACATCTGGCGGCGTAGCGCAATGTCTTTTTCTGCTGCTGCGTTTGCTGCATTTGCCGCGCTAGACGCCGCATTGCCAGCTTGGTTGCTTTCTATTGCGCCGCCCAATGCTCCACCAATTGCGCCGCCAACACCTGGGAACAATAAATTTCCACCAATTGCACCCAATGCAGATAATAAACCCATAGCATTCTCCTTATGTCACCTCACGCCCAGAGACGCGAATATTGATTGCACTGGCAGTACCAGCAATTGTACTGATGAAGTCACCAACACCAAGCACTTGGCCCACCAGTTCAGGGAACGTGTAGACCTCAGACGCTTGCAGGGTCTTGGTCTTGGTAATCAAGTTGGTGTTACCGGCAGAACCAGCAGACGTCACCAAATTCACGCTGATCGTAGCTGCCGTGGCAGTGATGTTGGTTGCTGTGAACTTGTCAAGAATTGCGGTAACGCCAGTAGCTGTGTACTGAGTTGTTTGCGAATTTTCGGCAAACTTTGCGGGTACAAGTACCTTTACTGATACGGTCATGGTTTACTCCAATAGCAGGTTGTTGTTAGCGGCCTGTTGCATGATGATCCAATTTGTGCCGTCAGACACCATTGTCGCCCAATTTCCTACAACTGCCAAGAGGATTGCGGTTCCAGCAGTCGTGCTGTCAATCAGCACAACGTTACTGGTTGCAGACACCAAGGTCTGCGCCTGCAAGTTTTTAAAGACTAAATACCTACCAGAATATGCAGATGCAGAGGGCAAGGTCACCGTGCAAGTCGAGCCTGACTTGTTGTTGATAAGCCAAGTCTCGTTAGCGGCAACAGTAAAGTCAGCAGTCTTGGTAACTGGCGCTGATGACGCAGCGCTAATGGCGGCAGTGATAGCTGCGGTGTCAACAATTGGCTGCACCTGCAAAGCCTCAATCTGCTTTTGCATTTCAGCAGTCTGAGACACCAAGGCCGAGCAGCAGTCGCCCAATACGTCAGGCGCAGGCAGGGTAACTACTGGCGGCAGGGTCTGCAATTCTTGATTGACCGAGCGAAGCGCCGCATCGTAAGACGCAAGCAAAGAATCAGTATCAGTGCCAATATCAACGGTATCAACAACAGCCGTGGCAATGTTGTTCAGTGACAAGAAAAACAAATACCAAGCGCGATCAATCAGACCCGTGCGAGGGTCAACCAACGGCACTCGGGGCGGCGTGATTGGCGTTGGATTTGCATTAGGGCTAGGCATTTGTTGGACTTAGAATAAGTTCTGCGCCCATGATTGCAATCTTCACAGGGTCAGTGCCCGATAGCTCGTACACACGGTCACGCAGTTTGACAGTCATGCCCAGACGCCGCCAAAATGTTCGGTGGCCGTAAGCGCCGATCTTGCCAATAGGTGACCAGTGTTCGTTTGAATACGTGTGGCCTCCGTCATCTGACCAGCGCAACATAACTTGGGGATCGTAGCCAGGTGCGGCAAGGTAGGCGTTGGTAACAATCTCATAGCCCGTAATGTCAGTGTCTGATAAATCATACTGACCTAAAGGCTCAAAACCGTCCCCTGCTTCAGTGGTCAAGATGACGCCAGATTGCGTAGCCAAAAACGTTTGCACATATTCTGCAACAAGATTTAATCCTGACTCCGTATCAATATTTTCGCTGTCATAGCCAGGGTACAAATTTAGCCCCACACCTGTCTCGCAATCTAGTTGCAAGCTGTGCTGCGCGGTGCGCTTGAGGTTGTTTTGGCCGGTGGGTAGCGCCCTCCATGAGCGCAACCACTTTTGAATGCTGCCATTGTCCGAATAGTCGTCCAAGTCAAACGCATAGATGTTGCCGTTCTCAAAGTCGCCAACAACAATTTTGTTGTTAAACGCCATCTGGCAGTTACTGCGGTGACGGGTAAACTCACCATTAGCAAAACCTGCACGTTCGTGCCAAGCCTGCGTAGAGGCATCGTAGACCCAAGTGGTATTTGCACTAGGGAAAATCAGCACATAAAAACTGTGGCCGTCTTGTTGGTAGGTGTACGCAATAGCGTCCGTCAGGTCAGCGTACTGTTGAATCTGCCACTCAACAGCATGGGTAGAAATGCGGACACCCGAATAGCCATTGGCACGGTAGACAATACCTTGACCACGGCGGTCACGACCAAGCCAGAAAATGCCGTTGTCCATCTTGGCTATGGAGTAAGGAGCAGCGCAGCCTAGCTCGTTGAACGCCCCTTGGATGCGCTGCAAAGGGAAGTCTGTAGCACCAGAGTCAAACCAGACCTCAATCGAGTTTGTGCCAAAAGCCCACACTTCGCGGAAGTTGGATACCACAGCAAGCAAGCCATCAGGCGAGCCTTCAGTGCTGGCAAACTCCAGTGGGTCAATGGATGTGCCGTCCAGCAACTGAGTCACCCACATCAACTGGCTGTTTGGCTCGTTGAATACAAAGTAGCCATCCAGATAGCAAACAGTTACAGCGCCTGGGAAGTCAGGGTCAGTGATCTGACCAAAGGCGTTTGTCGTGTTGTTGTAAATGTAGCTTGGACCATTGGCCGCAATAAACAACTGAGTGCCGTTGTCAGCCAAACTTACAGGGCCGGTGCCAGCTACTGTGCCAAGCAATGTTGCTGCATAGGCATTGTCAATCTTGTAAAGCTGTGTGCCTGACACAACAAAGGCAATACCGTCATTGGGTGAGAACGCCCACAAGCCACGGATCGGGCCGGTGCCAATGGTGTTGAGTAAGTTCAAGCCAGGGGCGCGGTTTAAAAACGCCGGTTCCTTGCCTGCCTCGGGCACAATTTCTGGGAATAAGTTGACCATTCGCGCATCAGCAGCATTGACGCTACGTGCTACATAG